GTGACGCGCGCATTGTGGGTCCACCCCTGCTCTGAGCGTTACGTGCTGCTCAGAGGTGTCGGGCTGTCGCGCTGGCTGCGGGAGCACGATGTGCCTGCGGTGCGGTCCCCGATCGACAGGGGATACAAGCTCCGCAAGGAACGGTTGCCCGATGTGTTGGCGATGGCCCACGAGGAGAAGATCCCTGTCCACGTGCGGGAGGTCGCGGCATGAGCGCACCCGACCCGAGCATGGGCGACTGGTCGATCTTCTATCACCAGCCGTGGCACGACGACTCCCTCAACCCTCGGTTCCCCTATGCCCTACGGGTCTCATTCCTGGCGTTCGGCACGCACCGAGCGAATGGTCACGCGACATTCCGGCGAGGCGAAGTCGCCAAGGTGCTATCCCACGTTGACGACGACGGCACGCTGATCCAAGCAACCCGGCAGACAGTGCACCGAGCCATAACCCAGGCCGTCGAGTTCGGAATGCTGGAGGAAGGCTCTCACTCCATGTGCCTGGTGGTCCCAAGGCACCGAGCCACAGGCGGCAGAGGCAACCCCAGCTCCCCGTGCGGCAGGCATTCAGACCGTCGACTAAGGGGGGTCGAGACACCGTGACCTACCCCCTCCCCCAATCGGAAGTGTCATCCGCCACGGATGACATACCCCCCAAAGTGTCATCCGCTGAGCTGGTCACTTTGCCCAAAGTGTCATCACCCACGGATGACCTTACGAGGGGTATGTCATCACCCACGGATGACAGTTCGTGCTCAGGCCCTTTCTCTTCTCTTCTCTTCTCCAGTAGTGCCCAACCCCACAAGGACTCCGCATGATCCCCCCATCCCTCGACGACAAGCTCGACGCCGTGGCGCTGGTCCGCTCATACCTACACGCAGACCCGACCGCGATGCGAACCATCGTCAGCGTGAACGCAGAGGGCGCGATGCTCGCCGTCCTCGACCTCGCCGCCGAGCTCGTGTACGTCCATAAGGGTGAACACACCGACGACTACCTCGACTCGATCGCAGCCGTCTACCGCGCGCGGATGGAAGGTGCGGACCAGTGACGCTCAAGCCATGCATCGCCTGCGGAGAGCTAGGCGAGAACTCACGCTGCACCGACTGCTCAACCGAGCACCGCAAGACCTACGGCGGAACAACCCAACGACCCTCACGCGCAGCCGGATATGACTCCGCATGGGATCGCCTGTCCAAGCGCGCACGCCGCATGCAGCCCTGGTGCTCCGACTGTGGGCGCGACGACGACCTCAACTGTGACCACAGCGCCGAAGCGTGGCAACGCAAAGCCGAAGGTCTGCCCATCCGACTCCGAGACGTTGACGTGCTGTGCCGCGTGTGCAACATCGACCGCGGATCGTCACGACCTGGGGGGATGAGGTACCCCAACCCCTCTCGGAGCCTCTCGGCTGAGGCAAAGTTTCCCTCTGAGAACGGTTATCAATTGTGAGGCCGGGGAAGAAGCCTCAGATCGAGGTCGATCCGCTGGACCTGACGGGCTGGCCGACCGACCGGGCTGAGCGCCGGCTGCGCTTCATCCGTGAGCAAATCATCACTCCGAAAGGCGTGGGCGCGGGTGAGCCGATGCTGCCGAGGCCGTGGCAGGAGCAGATCATCCGGGGCGCGTTCGCTGAGGGGATCAGGACGGCGCTGGTCTCCCTGCCGCGTGCGAACGGCAAGAGCGCGCTTGCTGCTGCCCTGGCGGTCGCTGACCTGTTCTGCGGGGACGCTTCGGCTGAGGTTCTGGTCGTGGCTACGGATCAACGGCAGGCCGAGATCGTGTTGCGGATGGCTAAGCGCATGATCGAGCTGTCCCCGGAGCTGGCACAGCGGTGTCACGTCTACAAGGACCGGCTCAGGGTGCCTCAGACCGACTCCACGATGATGGCCCTGCCTGCTGACCCTGGTGCGCTGCACGGCTGGGACCCGTCGTTGCTGATCGTGGACGAGCTGCATGTGGTGACCGAGGGCGTGTGGCAGGCCGTCACGTCCATGACGGGTAAGCGGGCGGAGTCGTTGACTCTGGCGATCAGCACGCCGAGCACGTCGCCGGATTGCATCATGTGGAGCCTGATCGAGCACGGCCGCGCTGGGGACGATGCCGCGTTCTATCTGCGGGAGTTCGCCGCCCCGGATGGCTGCTCTACCGAGGATGAGTCCGCGTGGGCTGTGGGCAACCCCGCCCTGGACGACTTCCTCGCCCGTGACGGGATGGCTGCTGCTCGCCGCACCCTCCGGGAGCCTGTGTTCCGTCAACTACGCCTCGGGCAATGGGTGTCCGGCTCCGAGTCGTGGATGCCGTTCGGTGCCTGGCCGGCTGTGGCTGATCCTGAGCGCGTGGTGGCAGACCGTGAGCGCGTCGTGATGGCGTTCGATGGGTCCGCGAGCGGGGATAGCACAGCCCTGGTCGGTTGCACGGTGGGAGCGGACCCGCACCTGTTCATCGTCGGCCTGTGGGAGAACACGGGCGATCAGCAATGGCGCGTCCCGCGTGCCGAGGTCACTGCCGCTGTCGCTGCCGCATTCGACAGGTACGACATTCTCGAACTGGCCTGTGACCCGTGGGGCTGGCGCTCGGAGATACAGGAATGGGCCGACCGTCACGGAGAAAAAAAGGTGATCGAGTGGAACACTGCCGCCGCTAACCGTATGGCCCCTGCCACCGACCGGCTCTATCAATCCGTGGTCGAGGAAACCGTCACACACGACGGCGACTCTCGTCTGGCTAACCACATCGCGCATTGCGTGGCTAAACGGACTCCCATGGGAGACTTGGTAGCGAAAGACAAGCGGGGTTCACCGAGGAAGATTGACGCCGCCGTGGCCGCGATTGTTGCCCTTGACCGTGCCGCCTGGCACACCGCCCAGAAGTCCAAAAAGAGAGCGAGGAGCTTCGCATGATGAACACACTTGAGGGAATGTTGCAGCGGCTCGATGAGCGGTCGCACGTCCTGGCCGAGCTGAACACCTACTACGAAGGCCGGCAGGCGTTGGCGTTCCTCTCGCCCGAAGCCAAGGCCGCTGTCGGGTCGAGGTTCGGCCGGCTCGCGACGAATGTCTGCCGGTTGTCCGTCAATGCGCTAGGAGAACGGCTCAGGGTCAGCGGCTTCCGGGTCGACGGTGACCCCTCCCCCGCCCTGTGGGGGCGCTGGCTGGCCGCTGACATGGATCAGCGTGCCGCCCTGGTCCACCGGGAGGCGTTGACCCTCGGGCGCGCCTATGTGACCGTGTGGGCGCACCCTGACGGCTCACCGAGCGTGTCTGTGGAGTCGGCGCAGCAGGTCGCTGTGGAGCGTGACCCCGGCACCCGCGACGTGCTGCGCGCAGTGAAGCGCTGGGAAGATTCGACCGGGACGAATGCCGTCCTGTTTGAGCCGGACCGGATCACCCGCTACCGGGCCGAGTCCAAGGGCGCGACCATCCTCGGATTCAAGTCCACCGAGACTCTGGCTAACCCTCTCGGGTGGGTGCCCGTGGTCGAGTTCGCCAATGCTGACCGAATCCTCACCGATGGTGTCTCGGAAATGGATGACCTTATCCCGCTGGTGGACGCGCTAAACAAGCTCCTCGCGGACATGCTTACGGCATCCGAGTATTACGCTCGCCCTCGCCGTTGGGCTACGGGAATCGAGCTGGAGGAAACGGACGTGCTCGACGTGGACGGCAATCCGACCGGGGATACCGTCGCAGTGAATCCTTTCCCAGAGAATCACCGAATGATGATCAACGAGGACCCGGCCGGCAAGTTCGGTTCGCTGCCCTCATCGGACCTCGCGGCATACGAAGCGGCCGTGAAGGTGATTACGTCGCAGATCATGGCGGTTAGCAGCCTGCCGGCGCATTACGTGGGCGCGCTGTCCAATCAGCCGCCGAGTGCCGATTCTCTCCGAGCCTCCGAGGCAAGCCTCACCGCTAAGGCTGAGGCGCGGCAATCGACGTTCGGCAGGAGTTGGGAGCAGGTGGGACGGCTGATCGTGGCTGTGGACACTGGCCGCGACCCTGATGCCGTGTCGTGTGGCGTGTCGTGGGCCGACCCCGCGACCCGGAGCGTGGCGCAGGAAGCTGACGCTGTGGTCAAGTTGCACACCGCTGGGCTGCTGCCCGCAAGTTACGCGCTGGCCCGCCTGGGCTACTCCGACGATCAGGTGACGGCGATCCGGGCCGCTCGACGCGCCGAGGCGCTCGACCAGGCCGGCACCGACCTCACGTCGCTCCTGTCGTGAACACCGACCTGCTCGGGTCGCTGGCCCAACGGGCCGCTGACCGGCTGGCCGTCCTGTGGGACAGGTGGGAGGCCCGCGAGCTGACCCGTGAGGAGTTCATCGCCTCCGCTGTGGCCGTGCTCGGGGTGTCCCGCGCGCGTGCCGTGGCGCTGGCCGACCTCGGGGCCGCTGCGGACATGACGCAAGCCACGGGCGCTGTCGTCGCCCCGTTGGGACTGGCACCGCCTGCCGTCGTGGGAACGGCTGTCCTGGCCGACCTGGACTCTCGGGGCGCTGCGGAGGTCGAGGGGCGCGCGCAGACGCTCACAGCGGCTCAGGACGCCCACCACGAGGCCCTACAGACTCACGGCGCGCAAGGTTGGGTCCGGGTGCTCAACGCGGGCGCGTGTGTCCTGTGCCGTGACCTCGCCGGGGACGTGCTGCCGATCAGCGCGACCCCTTACCACCACAAGGGATGCGGGTGCTCGACCCGCCCCGTCGCAACCGAAAGGAACACACCGTGAGCACAGTAATGGAAGATCAGATCATTGACCCCGAGGTCGAGCAGGAGCAGACCCCCGAGCAGGAGGAGCAGCCCGAGGTCGAGCAGGCCGAGCCCGAGATGTTCGACCGCCCGTATGTCGAGAAGCTGCGCAAGGAAGCCGCCGACGCCCGCGTGAGAGCCAAGGACCGCGACACCCTCGCCGCTGCCCTGTGGTCGGCCCGTGTGGCTGCTACGGGACGCCTAGCAGACCCCACCGACATACCCCTGCCGGACGACGCTGACCCGCTCGACGCCGAGGCTATCGAGGTCGCTGTGACCGAACTGCTGGCGCGGAAGCCTCACCTCGCCTCCCGTAAGCCGAGGGGCGACGTGGGGCAGGGCATGGCAGGGTCGACGTCATCTGTCGATTTGGCCGGGATGCTCCGGTCACGAGCCTGAAAGGAATGCGATTTGCCTAGATACCGATTCGGACGCGTCGGCTACGAGGTGGACTTCCACATCAACGCTGACTCCTACACAACTGCGGAGGGTCAATGGGTGACCTTCTACAGGGATAAGTCACCAATCCTCAGCCTCCCCTCCAAGAACGTGGCAATGGTTGCGGAGCTTGACGATGGCGACGAACTCCCCTTCGATGTGGGCGATTAGCGGATACCCCCCCGTGGTATCCTGAGCGGGTAGGGCCTGGTGCCCTGCCCGCTCGGTCGTCCTGGTGACGCGCGTGACAACCCCGCCGATACGTCACAGACAGGACAACCCTCATGGCCGTTTCCACCGTTACCGCCTCCGAACTCACCGCCGAGCAGGTACTGACCACCCTTGTGGCGCCACTTGAGGCACAGTCCGTGTTCCTCGCCGCTGGCCCCCGCATCGTTGATACCGCTGGACCGTTGCGCATGCCGAAGATGGGTCCCGCGACCTCGCCCGCGTGGCACGGCGAGAACGAGCAGATCAGCGAGGTTAACCCGACCTTCGACGAGATCAGCCTGCTACCGTCGACCATGCAGAGCATCAAGACCTTGACGCGATTCTCGAACGAGCTCGCCAGGCAGTCCGTGGTCGCCCTCGACGCGGCCCTACGCGCCCGCCTGGTGGCCGACGTGGCCTCGACCCTGGACGCACAGCTCCTGTCCGCTGGTGGCGATGGTGTGACCAAGCCGAAGGGCCTGTTCGCATACGCCGGGCAGACCCTCCCCGTGGGTGGGACGCTGACCCTCGACCACCTGCTCGACGCCGAGGGCCTGGCCCTCGGAGCCAACGTCAACCCGAGCGCGCTGAAGTGGGTCATGCAGAGCCGCGAGTTCATCAAGCTCCGCAAGGTCAAGGCAACGGACGGCAACTACATTGTGCAGCCGAACGTCGCTGCTGGTGCCGGCTACACGCTGTTCGGTCACGGCGTGGTCGTGACCAACCGGACGCCGGACACGACCGGGACGACCCCCACCGCCCGCGTGGGCCTGGTGGACTTCAGCGCGCTCGTCGTGGCCCGCGACGTCGCGCCGAGCGTGAAGATCCTCGACCAGACCTTCGGGGACTTCGATCAGCAAGCGCTCCGAGTCGTGGCGCGCTACGACGCTGGCCCGGTCAACGATGAGGCTGTCATCGCGCTTACCGGCATCACGATCTGATCATGGTCAACGGGCCGGACGTTGCCGCTTTCCTCGGTCAAGGCACCAACCCCCAGTTGGTTGCCCTGGCCGAGGATCACGCCGGCATCGTCACCGCGATGGCACGCGCATACACGAGGGGTCGAGGTTTCGACCCGCTCTACGGTGAACCGGAGGACGACGTGGCAGCGGTCATCACGACCGCCACGGCACGGCTTGTCAGCAACCCTGGACAACTCAAAGGCGCAGTCGGTCCGTTCCAGATGAACGGCGGCTTCACCGGGTGGTCCCTCGCGGAGCTGTTTGTGCTCAACAGGTACCGGAAGCGCGCGTCGTGA